GCTTAACCATTATCTGATTTAATCCTTCTAGTTCCTCTCCACTAATAAGAGCAAACATTAAATCAGCAGTAGCAGGAAGGCCAAAGGATTCAGATGTGTCAGTGAGATCAACATCACTACTAGCAAAACCAGAGCGAGTAGTTTGAGTAGCAGAGACAATCGGTAAGTTTGCCTCAACCGCAAGACCACGAAGTTCTTCTGCAATCGATTTAATATACGAGTAAGAATTGACTGTTGAGTTGCCACGATATCTACTAGATGCACATATGTTTAAGTAATCTATGAATATTATATCTGGTTTGAATGATTTCTTTAATGCTAACTCTTGAAGTAATGCTTTGAAATGTCCACTATGTGCTGATGCTGTTGGATATTCCTTAATGATTAATGTACCCTGTGTCTTCTTAGCAATATTAGTTACCTTGCTTTCAAACATAGGTTTAGGAAGGTCTGTTATGTCTTGAATGTTGACATTAAGTAGATTAGCATCGATCCTCTCCGCAATCTTCTCTTCTGCCATTTCGAGAGTGATGTAGAGGACGTTCTTTCCCTGGAGGAGGACACCGCTAGCCACATGACACATGAATAAAGATTTTCCAACTCCTGTGCCAGCCAAAGCAATGTTGAGAGTTTTATTCGGTAAACCTCCTTTCGTAATTTTGTTGAAGTATTCGAGATCAAATGGAATCTTGTCTTCCTTTCTATGGTACGACTCATAGCGCTCCTCATAATCATTTAAATAATCATGTCCAATATGCGTATCAAAAGATACTGCCAAAGCATCTGATAAAATACTAGGAATTGCATCTCTTCCTTTATTTTCATCCTTTCCATCTGCAATGTAAATAGAATCCATCAGTGCTAAGTATATAGCACGATCTCTACACCATGTCTCTGTTGTATCAACTAACCAATTAAACTCAACAGCCTCTTCATCCAGTGAAAAAATTAAGTCAGTAATATGTTTAAAACTCTCTTCATTAATATCAGACCTCTTCTCTATTTCAATAGATAATATTTCTTTCGTTGCTACCTTGTTATATTCCTGAACAAAACTAGATATCTCCTCAAAAATAACCTTCTGAGAAGCATCTTCAAAATATTGCGACTTAAGAAAAGGAATTACTTTACGAAGATATTCTTCATTATAAATTAAATTCTTAAGAATTAGAATTTCAATTTTATCCATTTATATTATGTTGCGGATTATCAGGAAAATGGGAGATATCAAAAACAAAAGTAATTCTTGTTTCATCATCCAGATTAACTGCTCCATGTGGCAGTTTATTATTAAACCAAAAAAGAGTGCCAGGTTGAACTATTAAAGTTTCATTGCCAACAAAATACTGGTATCTACCAGCTATTGAAATATGATATCGATCTCTTGTCAAGTAATATGAACCTTCATCAATATGAGCGCCAACATATCCATCAATAGGAAGAGAAAGAAATCCACATCGATGAATAACTTTTCCAGGAAATTCTCTAGTTACAAGTTTTATAACCTCTGTATGTCGTTCATATGCCTCAGTTGGTTTACATAATTCAGAATCTCCCACAAAATCTTCTTTTTTAAGTACTGCTCCAACTATAAGTTGAAGATTACCAACATCTATATCATCATAACCACGATCAACTAAACTTTCAGCACCTTTCCTCTGAATAAACCAATCATCAGAATACTCCTCTAATTGATCTAATACTTTACTGACATCTATACCAGACTTAATAACTTTAATATTATCCGCCATAACTGAACTCTTTCTGTGCAATCTCATCAAGAGCTTGCATCACTTCTGGAGTGAAATAAGTGTCGGGTTCAGCGAGTATCTGCTTGGCATATATTTTTTTTCCGTTGATTTCGTATCTTCCGGCAACGTTTTTCCAAAGTCCCCCAATCTCACCCAGTTCCAATAAACCATAATAACGGTCAAGACCACGATCATCATAATAGAGACGTATCTCAACTTGTTTGTTCTCCTTACTTAAACGAGATTTGTGAGTCTTAGCTTTGATAATATTTCCAATGACTTCTTTTCCATCCTTTTCTTTCTTCTTGCTGAGATAAATGATTGTACTTGCTGCGTACTTGAGTCCCGAACCTCCTCCCATCTCTTTAGTTGGTACATAAGCTCCGATGACATCATATGTGTGATTTGTGACAATGAGTGGGACATTCGCTTGACCAAGTTTGAGGGTTAACATTCTGAACGCACCTTTGACCAATTGAGATTTGGTCATATCACGGACTTGTTTATCGTTCAGAGCATCCGTAATTTCTTTTTCAGTGGAAAGCATACCAAGAGAGTCTAACACAAACATACATGGTCTGCGATCCTCTATAGGCATTTGAAGATATTTATCAACTGCCTTAAGTGCCTTCTGTCTAAACTCCTCAATAGTTACGACATTGACCACAACAAAGCGATCCATATCAATATTACGACTCTCTAAAAGTGCCCTAGTAATACTATTCTCAGTGTCAAAATAGAGTACATAAGCGGAGGGGTTAGTATCAAGGAAGTTCTTAACCACGGCGAGAGAGAAGAAAGTTTTGCCAGTACTAGACTCTCCAGCAATGGCAGTAATCTTATTACTAGAGACACCCCCATATATGGAACCGCTACACAATCCATTAAAAATATAGCTGCCCGTGTCAACGTATTGTTCGACTTCATCAATTTCTGACGCCAGTTTTGTAAAGTCATCACCTATTTCTTTTACTATGTCTTTTAAAAAATCCATCTCAAATACCTAAAATTTTACGTTGACGATTGAAATAATTATGTAGGATCCATGAACTACTATTCAATTTATCCTCTCCCCCAATACCATATCTAAATTCTACTCTAGGATCATCACCATACCCCATTGCTTCTGGTATATTAGTTTTATTTCTATCACCACCATTACAGAAAATAACCTTCTCTGAAATTTCTAAACATTTGGCAATAGCACCTAAAGCAGAGTCATCAGCATCATCCCATGATATAACAGCATCTACCATATCCAAATGACGAATAATATCTGCTCTCTCAGTCCAGCATTGGAAGTACTGACCTTTCTTACGTTTCAACCATGGATCACCATTCAATCCTACAATAAGATAATCAGAGAAATCTTTAGCCCTCTCAAAATATCTCAAGTGTCCACTGTGAATAGGATCAAATCCACCAGTGACAAGACTTACTTTTTTAAAAATCATATAACCATCCCGTATTGTTCACGAAGTATTTTTTTATAAGATCCATCTGGATTTTGATCACGTACTTCCTTAACTAATTTAAGTTTTTCATACACATCACCACACTGCTTCTCAGCACGTGATTTCCATAGTTGAGTAATCACTGTACTCAATTCATTATCATCAAGAGGAAGATCCATTATTTTCTCAAAGTTTTTAAATAGTCTAACACATTCTCACGAACTGCCATAAGCTCATTGTAACATTTCTGATTATGAGCACATCCACGAAGAGCATGGTCTGGTTTATGTACCGACTCTATGTAGAGATCCAATCCACGATTCCATTTCTGGTCTTGTGATTCATTATCAAGAATTGTGTTCTGATCTTTCATACAAAAAATGATTCTAGTGTATTTGTTTTCTCAACTTCCCATCCGATGGAATCAAGAATGATCTTAAGCGGTTCTAAGAAAGATTTTTCAAATTGTAAATCATAATCAAGATATTTGTCAAGATTTAATTCCTTTGGAAAATCTTGAATGAACGATATAACATTCTCTTGAATGGTATTTGGTTTCATCAGATAGCAAAATTTAATCTTCTCACCATTCTGGATCAAAGAATATTTATTGGTCAATTTATTCTTCTTTATTAGATGGTTGAATAAAAGTGCACCTCTCACATGGATTGGTGTTCCTTTAGAATAAATAGTAGAATTAGATCTATATTTCACCACATCAGATACTGAACGTGGAAATGCAATATCCTCTGGAGGAAGAGAATTAAAATCTTTACGGCACTTATCAATATAGTTAATCACATCATCTTCTGTACCACTCATCATCAACTTAAGTGCGTCCTTAATCATCTGACGACATGGTGCAGGTGTTGAGGATTTAACTGCCTCAATGCCCATCATCTTTAACTTAGGTTCTTCATACCTAACTCCTTCACTATCCCACACATTTAAAATGTATCTTTTCTTGGCAGTCCATATACCACGGTCGGCAATGTTCTCTCTTTTCATGAACATTTTTTGGTCGTAGGCATTGACATACCTGGCCAATTCTTCGTAAGAACTTTCAATAAAAGGTTCAAATTGAGTTTCACACACCTTATTAAGGAAAGTGACAACGCTCTCATTAGTTTTCTCTCTCCCCGCGTATACAGCTTCAACCAAAGGACCCAAATTAAGATAAATGGAATCAGTATCTGAAGCAATAACATAATCAACCTCCTCAGTTTTTAATATCTTATTAAGATGAGCATTCATCTTATTCTCAATCCATCGAATGGAGACTTGTCCTGAAAGGGTAATTGCCTCTGCATTTGCCAACTTGTAGTACCGAAAGTACTGATTACCGATAGCACCATAAGCACTATTAAGAGATATCTTTTTCGCCATTTGAATGTTATTGCACCTGGCAATCTCTTTCTCCAATGCTTTACTAGGAGTCTTTTCATAGTCCTTCTTAGCCTGAATCATTTTCTTTTTGAAGACCACACGATCTCCATACATCTTATCCATCAATTCAGGAAGAAATCCACGCACATCCTTTCTATATTGTGCACCATTAGCACAAGTTGCATATTGAGGGTCAATTGCAACCTCTTGATTTAAAAACCTTTCAACGCTCGCGCTGGGATGTCTAGTCTCCCAGAGTGTTTCTGGGGAGATATTATACTGCATGATAAGATGAGGGTAGAGAGAGTTAAGGTCAAAACTAACAACCCAATCATACTTTCCTGGAATTGGCTCTTTGACATAGGCACCTGCATACTTTTCTCCTTTTGCTGTTTTATTCTTTGGTGGTATTACAATATTCCTCTTCTTGAGATAATTGTAAATAATAGTATCCCACATACGAACTTGATAAAATACATCATTGTAATTCACCTTCGCATCATATGCCATAGTTAATGCAAGTTCAATCAATTTCATCTTGTCTTCCAATCGGTCAACAAGTTCAACGTCAACAATATTATATTCGATAAACTTCTGCCATCCCTTATTATAGAAATCCTTAAAGGTTTCAAACTCAGAGTGATCTAATTTCTTTTGACCCAATTCAACACTAGCAATATAATCCAACCTATAAGATTCTTGTGCTTTATAAGTAAACTTGCGATAAAGGTCAAGATAATCTAACTGAGTCACACCACCAACATCAAATGTGGTATTTTTACGCCCCATAATATGAACTTCACTTTCACTCACCAATCCCCATGGTGACATCCTCTTCATTAATTTTTCACCAAGGACTCTATCAAGTCTCTTACAGATATAAGGAATATCATATAATTGAATGTTCCATCCAGTAATCACATCGGGAACATCAACCATCCAATAATTAATAAAACTTGTTAATAACTCATGTTCCGTTGAACAATAATGATATGTTAAATCCTTACGATTGTGCGTAAAGGGTTTAACTCCCCAAGTAATGATCTGCTTCGTTGTATAGTCCTGGATAGTGATAGCAAGTATCTCTTCCGAGCACGATTCAACATCAGGGAACCCTTGCTCAGACGCAACTTCAATATCCAGAGTAATAAGTTTAATTTTGCTGATGTCAAACTTGACCTCATCCTGAGGGTATTTCTCCGATATGTATTGGTAAATATACCGGTCATTCCCGTATATCTCAAATCCCTCAACATCTTCATATTTCTTATAGAACTCTCTACAATCCCGTACCGTTCCTGGGTTAATAGATTCAACTGATTCTCCCGACAACGTTTTATATTTAGTCTTTCCTTTAGATTTAACAAATAAAGTAGGGAAGAATTCATCTCTATGTTCATATCTTTTGCCATTATCAACACCTCTGACCAGAAATTGGTTTCCGATCAATTGAACATTGGTGTAAAATCTCATTCTTTAGTAAGGTCCAGATATTTTTCAAGTAAAGTGGGCGTGGGGTCTGCCAACGTAAGTATCTTATCAGATCCCATCATAAATGTGGTATCCCTT